ATTATACTGCTTTGACCACTTGGGGCGTGTTTTTTAACGAAGAAGAGGGCGCACATCACCTAATTTTGCTCGATTCTATTAAAGAACGGCTAGAATTTCCCGAATTGAAGCAATTATCGATGGATGAGTACCGTAAATGGGAGCCAGATGCGTTTATTGTAGAGAAAAAGTCCTCTGGAGTGGCAATTTATCAAGAAATGAGGCGTATGGGCATACCTGTACAGGAATACACCCCCCACAGGGGTACTGGAGATAAGATGGCACGACTTAATTCTGTGGCTGATATCATTGCATCGGGTATGGCATGGGTTCCGTCCACCCGTTGGGCAGAAGAGTTGGTAGAAGAAGTGGCAGGATTCCCGTTTATGTCAAACGATGACCTTGTGGACAGCACCGTTATGGCGTTACTACGCTTCCGTCAGGGTGGGTTTATACGCCTACCAACAGATGAATGGGATGATGAACCACAATATCATTATAGACGTGAGTACTATTAGTAGTATAGTACGCGCATGGGGTAAGTTTCCCAACCCCTACGTGGACGCCGTCTCTCCCACCCGATGGGTGGCGTCCACACTCTACTGGACGAGTGGCGGTATAATCTGCTATGGTTTGTATAAATTTGCATCGTGAGGGCATAAAATGGCAGTCGAGAAACAGATGACCCCTTTTGAAATAGAAGGTCAAGAAGACTCTGGAGACATCCAAATAGAAGTAATCAACCCAGAAGCTGTGTCTGTAGAGACAGAGGACGGGGGAATGATAATAGACTTTGAAGGAGAGGTCACTGAGAGTTTAGTAGGGCCGGGGCATGACGCCAACCTCGCTGAGTTTATAGATGACGATGAGTTAACTGTTATGGCTTCTGAGCTAATAGCAGACTTTAAGGCAGACCGTGAGTCTCGCTCCGACTGGGCCAGAGCATATGTCAAGGGTCTTGACCTATTAGGGATGAAGGTAGAAGACCGTCAACAGCCTTGGTCTGGTGCGTCAGGGGTGTTCCATCCGCTACTCACAGAGGCTGTAGTAAGGTTTCAGGCACAGGCTATGGGTGAGATATTCCCCGCTTCTGGGCCTGTACGTACAAAGATTGTAGGGAAGCAGACCCCAGATAAGACAGATCAGGCAAATCGCGTACAGAACGAGATGAATTATCTGTTAACTGAGGAGATGTCTGAGTACAGAGACGAGATGGAGCAGATGCTCTTCAAGTTACCTATCGCAGGTTCTGCATTTAAGAAGGTATATTACGACCCACTGATGGAGCGTCCATGCGCTATGTTTGTGCCATCAGAAGATTTTGTAGCGTCTTATGGAGCGTCAGATCTAAAGACATGCCCAAGATATACGCATGTAATGAAAAAGACAGCAAACGAGGTCTTACAGCTACAGGTAAATGGTTTCTATAAGGAGGGTGAGTTACCAGAACCCACCCCAGACTACTCCGATGTACAGGAAAAGTATGATGAGTTAGATGGTGAAGAAGCGGTCATAGAAGATGATGATCGTCATACAATCCTAGAAATGCATGTTGATTTGAACCTATCCGGAGAGTTTGAAGATCCTGATGGAATTGCACGTCCCTACGTAGTTACTGTAGACAAGTCCTCGTCCACAATACTGGCAATCAGAAGGAATTGGTACGCAGAAGATGAGAATAAAAGAAAACGTATGCATTTCGTACATTATAGATACTTACCGGGGCTTGGCTTCTACGGCACAGGGCTTATTCACCTCATGGGTGGGTTGGCTAAGTCAGCGACCTCGATACTTCGTCAGCTTATTGACGCGGGTACGTTATCTAATCTACCTGCAGGTCTTAAAGCTAGGGGCATGCGTATTAAGGGTGATGATACACCGCTTATGCCGGGTGAGTTCAGGGATGTGGACGTACCGGGTGGTGCTATACGCGATTCAATTACGTTTATCCCTTATAAAGAGCCATCGAGCGTACTCTATTCTCTACTCGGAAACATTGTAGACGAAGGACGTAGAATAGGTTCTGTAGCCGACATGCAGGTCGGAGACATGAACCCTAACGCTCCTGTAGGCACAACACTCGCTCTGATGGAAAGATCCATGAAAGTACTTTCTGGTGTACAGGCGAGGCTCCACGCATCTCTAAAGAATGAGCTACGAATACTGGCTAAAATCATACACGACTATATGCCATCAGAGTATTCCTACGAGATAGAAGGTAGCTTTGATCGTAAGAGTGATTTTGATAAGCGGGTAGATGTTATACCTGTAAGTGACCCCAACGCTGCAACCATGTCTCAACGTGTGATGCAGTATCAGGCGGCGATCCAGCTTGCCCAACAATCCCCCCAGATTTACGATATGGGCAAGCTGCATCGTCAAATGTTAGAAGTTCTAGGCGTGCAGAACGCAGATGAGATCGTCAAACTACCTGACGATATGAAACCTGCCGATCCTGTTACAGAAAACATGATGATAATGAAACAGGAGCCGATCAAAGCGTTTAAGTATCAGGATCACGAAGCTCATATCGCCGTACATATGGCGGCGGCTCAAGATCCTAAGATCATGCAGATTATAGGACAGTCTCCGTTTGCATCAGCTATACAGCAAGCTATGGCTGCACACATAACAGAACATGTAGCCTTCCAATACAGACGTGAGATAGAAAAACAACTTGGTGTAGAGATGCCGAACGAGGAGGAGCCACTTCCAGAAGACGTAGAAGTGCAGTTGTCTCGCTTAGCCAAGGATGCTGCTGAGAAAGTGCTGCAGAAAGACAAAGCAGAAGCCGCACAAGAGCAAGCGCAACAACAGCAACAAGATCCGCTTACGCAAATACAACAACGTGAATTGGCTATTAAAGAAGCTGACTTACAACATAAAAAGCAAATGGATCTCGCCAAACTAGAACTAGAGGCGGCTAAACTACAAACTTCGCAGAAAGTAGAAGGCGCTAAGATTGGAGCTAAGATAGCCACAGAGCTAGACAAAGAGCAGCGTAAAGACAAACGCGAGGGAACTAAAATAGGGTTAGATATAGCGAAGGAGCTAGATCAGGGTGGAGGTTAGTGTATTTGACGCTTTAGAACGTCGCCTAAATGAATATAGGGACGAGGTATCAGAGTATATATCTGGTGGCGGTGTAAAAAGCATGGAAGATTACAATAGACTTATAGGAAAGCTTGAAGGTATAGATATCGCATTAAATAACGTAAAAGAGCTTGAGAAAAGATTTATTGAAGCATAAGGTGCTTCGTAATACTCGCGGATAGGCCGCGCAAGGTAACGGTGAACCTTTAAATCACTGCAAACGGGTGCAAAATGGTTGCGACAATTAAAGTCGATAACACGAAGGTAGAAGATAACCTTCAATCAAAGCTACCAGAACCTACGGGATATAGGCTTCTGATAGCACTTCCAGAGATCGATGAGAAGACAGAGGGTGGAGTAATTATGCCCGATGGTCTTCGTAAAGATGAGTCTACCGCGTCTATTATTGGTTTTGTCATAAAGACAGGATCAGATGCGTATTCTGATAAAGAACGTTTTCCCAACGGACCTTGGTGCAAAGAGGGTGACTTCGTTATTTTTAGATCATACTCAGGCACTAGATTTAAGGTTCAGGGTAAAGAGTTTCGTCTTATAAACGATGATACCGTAGAGGGCGTTGTCGATGATCCAAGGGGGTATTCAAGAGCATGAGTACAAATACCGCAGAAAACCTAGAGAACGAAGTAGAGGAAACCACTGAAATTGAGGTTGAGATTGAGGAGGTTCCTGTAGAAGAAAAACAGGAAGTTGAGACAAAGGTTGAAGAAAAGGTAGAAGAAAAGGCTGAAGAGCCTGAACCTGAAGTTAATACAGAGAACTCTGATGAAGAGATAGATAAATACAGTGCAGGTGTTCAGAGGCGTATTGATCAACTAACAAAGAAATATCGTGACGAAGAAACAGCTAGAGAAAAAGCACAGAGTCTTCAAGAAGAGGCTGTTAAGTACGCTGAGAAGGTCAAAGAAGAGAACGAACAACTTCGTAAATCATTAGAAGACAACGAAGGTGTTCTTCTTAGTCAAGCTAAAACTCGTATTGAAGCACAGATTGCACAAGCCAATGCCAATTACAAAACAGCATACGAAGCAGGTGATCCTGATGAGCTTCTAAAAGCGCAGTCAGAACTGACTAGATTGCAGAACGAGGAATATCGTGTAAGCAATTACAAAGCCCCCAAAAGAGAAGCGCCCGAAGCTGTTCCAACAGAAGCGCCGAAACAGGAGACACAGCCAGAAGTTCCGAAGCCTCCACAACGTGCTTTAGACTGGGCAGATAAGAACACTTGGTTTATGCAAGATAA